TCTCGTACATCTTGACGCCCCCGATCAGCTCCTGCGTGGGGCTGACGTCGACACTCAGACTTGTGGAGGCGTACTGCCCCTGGATGAAGAACTCCACGTCCTTCAGGAACGCGTTGGCCTGCCCCACTGCGAACATGGAGCTTGCCCAGTAATCCACGGTGGTGAGCCATCCACCACCACTGTGCTTCAGTTCGATGATCCGGCGAAGGTCTTCGCTCAAGTAGCTCTCATCGAACAGGTGCATCGTGGTGACACCGTATGCGGTCATGTGATCCCTCCCAAGATCAACACACACCTCAAGGTATGTGCTCCGGAAGATGGACGACTGCGGTAGCTCGCCCACCAACCTTCACCCTTGAAGGGCACGGAGCGACAAGGTTTCACATCCGCTGGTTGGCACGCGCCGTAAGGGCCGCGTGACCTCGGTTGAGGCAATTGGGTACTCTATCCTGCCCCGGGGCCATGTACACGCCTTGATCCGGCAGCAAGAGGGATCTTCGGTCAGTATCAACCGGTCCACCCGCGTCAGTCCCTTTCCCAGCTTCCGTGACTACTTGTCACGACTCCACATGTGCCCTTCAAGAGATCTGAAGGGAGTTTTGGGAGAGGTGTGTGATTTTCCGGTGCAAGCGCTTCTGATGTCCCGTCACCCGTAATGAGGGGTGACCACGTGTCCGCACGGCATTCCGTACTCTCTCACACACCCGACAGCTTCACTGTTCAGTTCTCAAAGTACAGACTCTCCACTTACCGCTTTCTACGGGCCTTTCGGCGATCCGCACGGAGTGGGAGTTGCTTTGCTGTTGTCTGTGTTTCTACGAGAACCTTACCGGTTCTCGGTTCTGCGTGTCAATCCTTGCTTTCTTGCTGTGAGGCTTGATCCACTCGGACACGAAGTCTGCTGGTTCTTGCCTCTGGGACGATCCTTGCACTTTCGCTCTTTCGAGTCAAGTGCTCGGTTCCTTCCCGGTGTCCCTTGTTGGCGACGAATGAACCGTCCCATGTGATCAAGGCTGCTGTCCAGTCAAGAAAGAGTAAAGCCAGGTTGTATCGTACAACTCTCATGACGCGTGATTGGTGGATCACGCGCGCTACGCGTGCACGCTCGTGCGCATGCGCGCACTGTGAGTCAAGAGAAGGCAAAAAGCCCAGGTCGCACAGCGGTGACGCTGCCGGCAATACGCCTGGTTGGGCCCATCCATGGGCTTCGGAGGATGAGTGGTGAACGGTCGTTAACTGTACTGGATCCAGTAAAGCTAACGCTGGTTAACCGATACCCAGCAGGGGTATCGCTGGTACCTGCTGGGGGTATGCACAGTGTGTGTCGTTTGGGTGCAAATGATGCTTGTGAACTTGTGAAATGATAGTCCTCCCCTTTTGCCCTCATCCGCCCCCATCTGATCTCATCTGCGCGCACATGATGTGATGTGGCCGCACATGTACACATTTGAGCGAGATGTCCCAATCATCCATCCGATGCCAAGTGAGTTGGCCTGCTGTGTTGGCCCAGTTGGTTGGCCAAGTCTGTGTGCCTACTCTGTTGGCCTACTCAGGTGGCCTGATCTCATGTCCGAAATATCCTGAAATAGCTACCCGGGGATGTTTAAATCCGGCCGCTGGTGGGTGGGTGACTCTCTCCAGAAATGTTGCATAACCGACCAGTTGCACAGTCCTGGGCGATTGTAACAATTTCTCACATCGCTCACACTCCGTATAACTTCGGGTCCGTGACCCCAGACTAAGGACCCTGATTTGGTGACTCTCCGTCTACGTGACGAAGGTCACATTGCAAGTCTGTCAAAAGGGTCCATTTTGACGGGTATATATAGATGGGGGGTTGTTTTTTTCCGACACCTGGGAGGAGCCCAGGGCGCTCCCCCGGAGCACCGAATGGAACAAGTTGCACAGGGCTTGAGAGCCCCAAGCGATCAAGCCCCTAAGGGGTCTTGATCTTAAAGGCAGGACAGTTCTGTCTCCATCCAGATAGCCCCCACAGGGGGATCATTCCTCCGGATCAAAGCAGCCCCCAAAGGGCTGCTTGACTGTAAGCCCGTCCGGCGTTTGAGGACATAGAGGGATGATGAAAATTGACGAAGAACGCGAAGAAGTACAAGAACCCTGACGGGAAGATCTACCGGTCGGAGACCGAAGCGGTGAGAGCCCGTAAGGCTATCACCAAGCGCATGCGCGCACCCGAGGCGAAGAAGATCGTCCTGGAGTGCCTGAAGCGTGGCACAACCGTCACCGAGGCGATGGAAGAAGTCGGGTACGTCAGGAACAGCTATCAGTACTGGCGTCGGAGTGATGAAGAGTTTCGTCAAGCTACGGATCACATCACATCCATTCGGGAGTCCTCTCCAGGAGAGAGGCCCGACATCGACTTTCCGACCTTCTGTCAAGACTACCTCGACACCACACTCTTCTGGCACCAGCTTCAGTGGTACGACATTCTCGAAGGGCGTGAACCCAGGGATCTTCATCCCAACCAGGTGTATCGCAAGGGTGACCCCGAAACCGTCATCATCAACACTCCACCCGAGCACGCGAAGAGCACGACGATTACGGTGAACTATGTGACGTATCGGGTCTGCATGGACCCGAACATCCGTATCATCATCGTGTCGCAGACCCAGGAGATGGCCAAGCGATTCCTCAGGGCGATCAAGGATCGCCTCAGTGGGGCAAACCCCGCGTATGCCAAGCTCCAGGTCGACTTCGCCCCTCAGGGGGGATTCGATGCGAACAGCTCTGGCTGGACCGCAGACTCCATCTACGTCAATGCAGAGACACGCGACAGCGGCGAGGCTACGCCAACCGTTCAGGCGCTCGGCATGAATGGTCAGATCTACGGTAACCGTGCGGACCTGATCATTCTTGACGACACGGTCACGGGTAAGAATGCCCACGAGTTCTCGAAGCAGATCGACTGGATTCAGCGAGAGGTCATCAACCGCCTCTCCTTGCCGGGTGGCGTTCTGCTACTTGTCGGAACGCGACTTGCCCCCGTCGAGCTGTACAGCGAGATTCAGAAGCCCGAGTGGTATGGCCAGGATGAAGAGTCTCCTTGGACCTACCTGACTCAGCCTGCGGTTCTTGAGTTCACCGACGATCCGGATACCTGGAAGGTACTTGCCCCGTGGACGAACCGTCCACCGGTTTCGCTTGGTGCACGCAGGCTGACCGAACCCAATGAAGATGGCATGTATCCGTGGCACAGTGGCCGCACGCTTTCGAGGCGTCGCGCCACCAGCTCTCCCCAGAACTGGTCCATGGTGTACCAGCAGGAGCAGGTAAGCTCGGATGCGATCTTCCCCGTCGATGCAGTCATCGGTTCCATCGAGAAGATGCGAGCGGCCGGACCGATGGTCCGTGGCGCGCCCGGCCACAGGCCGATGGGCATGGATGGTCTCTACATCATCGGTGGATTCGACCCAGCCCTTACGGGCAATAGCGCCGCCGTTGTCATGGGTGTCGATCGCGATACCGGTGAGCGGTGGGTTCTGGATGTTTGGACCAAGGGCAACCTCAAGCCCAGCGACATCTTCGACAAGATCAAAGAGTGGACCATCAAGTACAGGGTGAACGAATGGCGTATCGAGAAGAATGCCATGAACCTCATGGTCACTCAGGACAGAGACATCAACAGCTTCCTCGCCAACCGAGGCTGCAAGCTCAGCGAGCACTTCACGGGTAAGAACAAGTGGGACACGGACTTCGGTGTCGCCTCCATGACATCCCTCTTCACGGGATGGAAGGAGAAGCGACAGCTCATCCACCTTCCCAGTCGATCGGAAGCCGAGGGCGTCAAGGCCCTCGTGGAACAGCTCACTACCTGGTTTCCGGAAACCAAAGGCAAGACCGACTGTGTCATGGCCCTGTGGTTTGCGGAGATCCGTGCACGTGAACTCAGTGACGAGACGATCGAACTGTTCCACCTGCCCAATCCCTTCGCGTCCCCACGCGACAAGGAGAACCAGCTGACGATCGATCTGGACTTCATGGCTCAGAAGCTTTACTCAGGACTCAATCAGGATTGGATCACACTCTAATGGCATGGTATCCCTCGGCATGATCTGTTATCGATGCAAGGTTGACCAGCCAGTCTCCATGTTCTACAGGGATTCTCGCCGGCCTAGTGGATATCGCAGTACTGGGAAGTGCTGTGATAGCAAGCGTGTTGACCAGTGGAAGAGTATGTCCCTGGACAGGCAGAAGGCGTGCGCCGAGAAGACCAAGTGCACCCGTAAGGGTATTACCGTAGAGCAATACCACGAAGTTCTTGAGGCTCAGGGTGATCGCTGTGCGATCTGTGGTGGCGTGGATGGTGACAGGAAGCTTGCCATCGATCATGATCACTCTTGCTGCCCTGGCGACAAGGCATGTGGTCAATGCTTTCGGGGCTTGCTATGCAAGTCCTGCAATCAGGGTCTTGCGTACTTCCATGACAACCCAAACTTCCTGCGGTCCGCCGCGAACTATCTAGAGAGTAGTGATTAAGATTTCTTGGTACCCCGGCGCAATGAAGATGGAACTTCAGCCGGAATCGGATGCACAGGCAGCAATCGTCCCGACTCAGCTCATCTTTCACAGCATTGCGGCGCCGTGGACCCCGGAGCGTATCTTCGAGTATTGGCGTGACAGTACGAACCTGGAGTCCCATTTCGGACTCGGGTTCGATGGTCGCCTGGCTCAGTTCATCGGTACGCAGACGCGAGCCGATGCGAACATGTACGCGAACGTCAGGGCCGTGAGCCTCGAATCCGCGAGCAACCTGGATCACACGGATCCGTGGACCGATGCTCAGCTCAATGTCATGGCCGATCTCGGCGCGTGGATGAACAAGCGCCATGGCCTTCCGCTTCAGATCTGCAAGACCTGGGATGGACCGGGCTACGGCTATCACCGACTGTTCGCCAAGTGGAGCGACGGCGGGACCGCCTGTCCCGGCGATGCTCGCGTTCAGCAGTTCCACGACTATCTCTTCCCGGAGATCTGCCGTCGTGCTGGTGGCGATGTGCCGACTTCTCCTCCGGGGGATGAGGTCGATCTCTCTCGCCTCATCGACGCGGCGCGGAAGAATCCGCCCGCAAGTGGTACGCCCGTCACCTACACCGGTGTCGTGCTTGTCGAGCAGGCTCTGAACAAGGAGGGTCTTCTGAATGCTTCTCTCGTGGACGGCCATTACGGCACGTCCACCGTCCAGGCTTATGCCGCGTGGCAGCGGCGTCTCGGTTACAGCGGCTCGGATGCGGATGGCATCCCCGGAAACGCAAGCCTTACCAGGCTCGGTAACAAGTACGGGTTCAGGGTAGTGGCGTAAGGAGGTGAAGCATGCTGAGCGTCCACGAAATTCAGCGCAAGGTGGATCG